GTGGCCTGGAGGACATCCTGCGGGAGCTTGACGCCGATGGGGTGGACCTGGATGGGCTGGGGTGGAGCCCGGACGATCTGGCTGAGATGATCTCGGAGGATGACCGTAGGGTGGCCGTGCCAGAGGTCAGCTTCTCCGAGATCATTGGCGAGAGCAACCACTATGTGGTGCTCAGGTTTGAGTCCGACATCGACTGGCTCCAGGCCCAGAGCGTGCTGGGTCTTGAAACTGTGGCCAGTACGCGTGCAAACGGAAAGCCCTGGTCGGCTGGGATCGGGCGAGTACTGGATGGACCGAGGACGATAACGAAGCTGACGGGGGCAGAGTGATGCTCATCCTGGCGCCATCATACAAGAGGGCTGGAGGGCTGCTTACCCACCACGTACTGCCCAGCACGATCTACTGTGTCCACTCGTTTGAGGCAGAAGAGTACAGGGCTCAGGGGGTGGAGGTCATAGAGATGCCGGACGAGATCCGGGGCAACATCGCACGGGTCCGCAACTGGCTGGTGGACTGGGCCGCAGAGCAGGGGGAGACGGAGATCCTGCTGCTGGACGATGACATCGTAAGGTTCGGGTGCTTCTACAGAACGACGGGTGCGGATGCACTGGTGGGTGATGCAGCCGAGGAGAAAGTAGAGCACTGCTTCCGGGTGGCGGAGGAGTGGGGCGTGGCTCTGTGGGGCGTGAACTGCGTTTCAGACAAGGGCGGATACAAGGAGTACACGCCCTTCAATTGCAAAGGCTATTGCACCGCGTCGTTCCATGGACTGAGGCTCAACAGCCTGGGGGCCATCCGGTACGATGAGCGACTGCCACTGAAGGAGTACTATGACATCTGCTTTCAGTTACTGAACCGGGACCGCAAGCTGCTCCGGTTCAATTTCCTGCACCTCCTCAAGAATGACCACGGGAACCAGGGAGGGTGTGCGATGTACAGGAACCTAGACAAGGAGCGCCAGCAGATGGACCTGCTGATCCGCAAGTGGGGGGATTCTATCGTTAGGGTGGACAAGACAAGCAAGGAGCTTCTGGACATCAACCCGGTGATGCGGGCTCCTATCGGCGGGGTGTGATGGAGACGGCAGACGCCTTGGCTCCCCTACTCGGTCAGCTCCAGAGCCTCCAGCAGCACAAGAAGGACCACCCGCTGGCCTATGCCCGGCTCTGGGATCGGGAGCTACCACGGACCTCCCAGCGGCGCGCGTTCCAGCAGATGGGCAGCCTGATCACCATCATCTCAGGCGGCAACAGAGCAGGCAAGACACGCGGGTCCGCGATGTTCTCCGTGGCCTATGCGATGGGTCGAGGACACCCGGACGCGCAGAGGTGGTGCCGATTGAACGGGATCGACCCCACCACCCTGCCAGACAGGCCCGGCACGGTCTGGGCTATCGCCCTGGACTCCCCTGATGGGCGGGAGTACATGCGGCCCGCTATCGCTGAGTACCTGCCAGCCGGGAGCAAGTGGCGCAACCGGGACGGATACGGACGGGCAGAGATCCAGATCCCTGGAGGGGGGCGCATCATCTTCCTGAGCGTGGCGGCAGGCCGGGAGTCTTTCCAAGGCTCAGCCGTGGACCTGTGCTGGTTTGACGAGGAGCCCGGCGATGAGGGAGTGGTCAACGAATGCCTAATGCGCCTGGTGGACCGGCAGCCCCACGCCAAGCTCCTGCTGAGCATGACACCACTGCGGGGGATGACCTGGCTGCATGATCGCTGGGTGGCCCAACCCTCCGAGGAGGTGCGGGTCCACTACATCCACGGGGAGGACAATCCCCACTTGCCAGAAGGCGCACTGGCTCGCCTGCTCAGGCAGTACGGACCACATGAGAGAGCCGCCCGTGCCCGTGGTGAGTGGACCACCCTTGAGGGTAGGGTGTACCAGGACTGGGCCCGACATCTCCACGTCATCGAGCCCCACCCGATCCCGGAGGACTGGCCGATCTATCTGGGGATGGACTTCGGCACCCGTGCGCCGACTGCGGTGGTGGTGTGTGCCCTGGGTCCAGACGATCGCCTGTACCTGGTCGATGAGTACTACAAAGCACAGGCCACCCTCTCCACCCATGCCAAGGCGATCCACGCACTGATAGCCAAGTGGGGAGAGCCTGAGTGGATCGTCTGCGATCCCGAGGACCGGGGGGCACGGCTGGCCCTGGCCCGCGAGCATGGGCTGGCCAACTCAGCCGCCAAGAAGGGGCGAGGGTCTGTTGCCCGTGGCATCAACTCGATCGCTGAGCGCCTGGCCCCTGATGTGGAAGGCCGACCAGGGCTCCAGGTGTTCGCGAGCTGTACCCACTTCATCAGGGAGATCGAGTCGTATGTGTGGGACGAACGGGGCGCGGGTGAGGCACTGGACCAGCCGAAGAAACGCCAGGCCGACCACCTCCTTGACGCCGTTCGATATTTGGTTGTCAAGCTCGGCAAGGCTGGAGGGTTCGCCGTGGGGTAGCAAATATCCCAAGTTGCCCAAATATCCTAAATGCACTACAGTCAGGGCGTGGCCGATTCCTCGCTTGTGCTCCGGGAGACGTGGCTATCGCGCGTGCTCCGTGCTCTGAAGCTGGTGGAGGTGCGTCCGGATGGGACCACCGACCACGTAGCCGGGGCAGACTTCGCAGATGGCCAGGGCCGCGCGCCTGGCATGAAGGCGATCAACAGCATGAGCGCCCTTGGGGCCTTCCCCTGGGTGGCCGCTAGCTGTGGCGCTGTGGCAGATGACCTATCCATGCTGGGCCTGAAGGTGACCCGTGGACGGGGCAAGGATGCCGAACCGGTAGACGATCATCCGGTGCTGGATCTGCTGGACCAGTTCACGTCCCGGATGCCGGGGGTTCTTGCCCGCAGGCAAATAGTGACGGACCTGGTATTGGTTGGGGACGCGTATCTACTGGTCGGATTGTCAGGCACAGAGCCCGCCGCACTGATCAGGCTGCACCCAGAGCGGGTCACGGTGATTCCGTCTGCGGACGGTCAGGCCGCAGCGTATGACTACAACGAAGGCGGCAAGATCGTCCGGTACGGGTGGGAGCAAGTCCTACACATCCGATCCCCTTCCTGGGAGGATGGCCCGCGCGGTCTCTACGGGAACGGTGCGATCCGTGCCCTGGCCAATGACCTGACCACAGAGCAGAAGGCCGCAGAGCTTGCCGCCAACAGCGCCGACCAGGGCCAGCCGACAGGCATCTTCAGCCCTGCCACCGAGGGTGATACCTGGAGCCAACAGCAGATCGGGGTGATGCGTGATGCGTTCGACCGTCGCACCCGGAAGCAAGGGACCGCCCTCTTCCTGGGGGCTGGGGTGAACTACCAGCCACTCTCCTGGTCGCCGCGTGACATGGAATATCAGGCGACCCGGCACCTGGTACGCGAGAGCGTGATCGCGGCGATCGGGGTGACCCCCACGAGAATCGGGCTCCCCACTGCGAACTATGCCACGGCCCGCGAGTCCAACCGCATTTACTGGACCTCGCTCCAGACGCGGGCAGCCCTGATCGATTCGTCCCTGACTCGCCTGGCCCGGATGTTCCCAGACTCGGCGGACGTGCGGGTAGCTCACGACTTCTCCACCGTGGAGGCTCTCCAGGAGTCCAGAGACGCGCGGGTCAACCGGGTCCAAAGCTGGTGGATGATGGGGATCCCCTTGGCAGAGGCGGCAGCCCTGGAGGGGTTCAGCGAGATCACGCAGGACACCACCCCAGAGGACGCGCCCACACCGGAAGCCGAGGCCCCGGAAGAGGAGGGCCGCAGACTGGACCCCCTGGCCCGGTGGCTCGTGCTCGATGGCGGTGGACCGTTCCAGGCACCACAGACAGAGGAAGGCCGCGCGGATCTCTGGCGTGCCTTCATCGACAAGGTACACCAGCCCCACGAGCGGCGGATCCTGCTGCACATGCGGCGGTACCTGAGAGCCGCTGGGGCTCGCACCGCTAAGCGCATGGGCGAGCACCTGAACACGAAGGGTGGAGCGGTTCCCGTCAAGCGCACGATCGACGATGTGACCCTGGACAAGATCCTGGATGCAGCCACGGAACGGAAGGAGGTGCTGGAGATCTTCCGCCCACTGTTCCGGTCTATGCTCCTCGATGTGATCAAGGGCACGAGCGGCCAGCTACCGGTTGACATCGACTTTGAGCCAGAGCGGATCAACGTCCTGGTAAATGACCAGATCGGCAAGATGATCCAGAACGTGGAGAATGGCACCCGCTCGATGGTCAGGGAGTCGATCCGCACCGGCCTGGCAGAGGGTGAGAGCGTCGGACAGATGCAGCGCACCCTTGTACAGTCCAAGATCTTCAGCCCCACCCGCGCCCTGACAATCGCACGCACTGAGAGCACCCGCGCCGTATCGGCGGGCTCCATCGAAGCGATGAAGGAAGCCGAGGCCCGGGGGGTCAAGTTGCAGAAGCAGTGGATAAGCGCGCGGGACGGCAACGTCAGAGACACCCACAAGCCGCGCCCGGATGGGACTGGCCTTGACGGTCAGATGGTGGCCGTGGGTGAGGACTTTGTCAGCCCCAGCGGGGCAACAGGCAACGGCCCCGGAGAGATGGGCCGTGGTGAGGAGGACATCAACTGCCGATGTGTGGCGGTTCCC